CTAGACGTCAAAATATTTTCGTACGGAGAAAACCTTGTCTCTGTCTTCGAGCCGCGCGTGCGCAAGTTCCGCGCATACGCGGACTTCCTGCTCCTGCTCGACGTAGTTGTGCATGACGCCCCACTCGTCGGACCAGACCATGTTCAGGACGGCGAAGAAAGCCCAGCGGTTGAACTCTCCCTCCTCCTCGTAAGTCATGCCAAGAGCCTGAACAGCTCTGAATGCAGCGTCCGGATCTGACCAGTGCGGACCTTTGGATCCGTCGAAGTTCACGAACTTGCGGACGATGCAGTCAGCCTCGTCTTCCGACAGATAGTTCTGGAACTTGACCATGTCCTCGCACTCGTCGACGATGATGTTGCGCCTTTCGCTGTCCATTTCCCCGACCATTTTCAGGATGATGGACTGTCCTGCTTCCGTGTCTATCCTCTCACGGAGAATAGATATGAACCTTGTTGCTATATCGTTCATGTCGTAGTAGTGTTTGTTTTGACGCATTGCGGGCACGCGCCGAACTTCGGCACGGGCATGTACCGGATGGTCTTGACCGCCGGAGCCTGCGGCTTCAGTTCGTCAGTCCGTTGTTGCGTCTGTTGTTTATTCTTTGCCATAGCTTGTCGTATAGTTTTGCGGCCTTAAAAAGAACGAGGCCGAACCAGTCCGAGATGTACGCCAAAATGATTGCTGCCCCGAAAGCGGTTACGGCGTTGACCCCTTCAATGAGAAGCACGCAGAGGACCGCCCAGAACACGGAGCATCGTGAGCATCCGGCGATTTCCCGCGCCGTTTCGGCCACTTTCTCCACTAGGCCTAGGTGATGCGCCAGGGCGACCGCGAAGGCCGCCAACAGCGCCGTTGCGACCCAGTTCATGACGCTACGCGACTGCAAGCGCGAGAGGCGTCTCCGAAACGAACACGCGGCCGCATACCTTGCAAGGCTGTGCGGATATTGCGTTTGTCGTCGTTCCGGCGGTGACCGACACGGATGTCGGCGCTGCTGTCGATGCGAAAGGAATGGTGAAGTTTTGGTTCACAGGCTCCGTCTTCGCGCAGCAGTTTGTTCCGCACGGGTCGTAGGTGATAAGCCCCTGGACGTTGATTGTCGCGACGTACTGCCCTGTTCCGACGGCGGAAATTCCCACGACGGAGAATTTCGGCGCGAATACGGGCGGCGTGGCGGCACAGCACGGAGCGCACAGCGATTTCGTGAGGTTGGCCATGAAGTAGTAAGGCGATGCAGCCGAACCTGCTGCAAGGGTCGTAGTTATGGTTGCGTTCTTTGCCATGGTGTTATTCATTTACTTGGTTACCGGAAAATGGAGTGTCCGTCCCGTCCGGTGCGGTTGACGGCAGTATCGCCGATTTCAGTTCGGCGATGCTCTCAAGCAGAGCTGCTATGTCCTTTGAGATTTCCACGATATTGTTGTTCGTGACCTCAAGGCCGTAGAGTATCTGCTCGAAGATGTTTTTAGGTCCGTCGCTCATTTCAGGAATTGTGTTATGAGCAGGTTATGGCCGAACCTTCTGACAGCCTCCGTGATTTTCGTGGCGGAGACCAGCACGCCTTTGCCGTATTGCGTAGCCGTGAAGTCGTGGAGAGCCTTTTCCAGCTCCCTGACCTCCTGCTCGCTGTCGGCGTAGACGTAGAATTGTGCCTTGTAGGGTTTCATCAGATGTCAGGTATTGGAGGGGCAGACGGAGGTGTTGCCGCCGTAGCGCCGCCCCTCATTCCCCTTATCAGCTGGTAGCCCTGCATCAGCTCGTCCTTGTGCTCCTGGATCCATCCGAAAATGTCTTCCGCACCCTGCTTTATCATGCCGAACGTCGTCGGCCTTTCAGGGTCGATGTCTGGAAGCGCCATGTCTCCGGCGATGAAGTCGTACAGCTCCGTGGCCGTCTTCACGTCATTGTCGCAGGCGGCCAAACAAGTCAACTTGAGCGACAACTTTGAAGTCGGACGGAGCACCGACAGGTCGATGCGTGGTTTACTGAAGAACTGGGCCATAACCTCTCGTGTTAATTACCGCAAGAGCATGTGTCGCATCCGCACGGCTGCGGAGCGGAGTACCTCTGCACGCGCAGGAAGCTCTCCTGACCGATTGCGCTGTTGAGCGGGTTGCTGTTGTTGTTCAATGCTGCTGCCAATGCGAGGGCATCAGCTACGGCGTTTGAGACGCTGGTGGATGCAGCGACAGGCGTGTTGCTCACGTCCACATAGTTGCGGATGCTAGGCGCGTTCGCAGCCTGCCAAGCCTCGCGTGACGCGCGCTCGTTGGCGACGTGTCCGTTGAGTGCGGCCAATGCTGTGGCGACGCCTGCAAGTCCATGATTGGTTCCTGCCGCTCTGGCCTCCGAAGCCTTGTTCAGCCCCCAAAGTCCGGCGATCGCGAAGAGCAATGCGCCTCCGCCAAGTCCGGCAGCCAAGCCGATGCCTGTTGCAGCCATCCCCTTTGAGCCTCTGTGGCGACAATCGTCTCTCCTGTCAAGGATATAAGGTAACATGTTATCGTCCATGATTCGATAGTTTTAATGTTATCCGCCTCTTTTGCCTTCGGCGGTCTTGGCACGTGTACATCGTGCTGCAAACATATCACTATCTTCGTTGATATTTAGGCAGTTAGCTCCGTGTTTAGTGTCTATTGCTTCCGCGTTGTTTCCTTATTTATGCAAGCCACTTTCGAGATAGCCGCTCGCAGACAAGACGAAGACCCTCCGAGTTCGCAAGGCGTGCCTCGAACCCCGATATTGCGCTCCTGACGGCACGTGCCGACAAGCCCATCCTTTCCGCAATCATTGCCGGATAGAATCCGTTGCCGAGCAGCAGGAAAATGACAAGATAGCGCGCGTCCACGACCTCCTCTTTGCGTTCAGAAGAGAGTATCCGGTCGCTGTCGATTTCAGCCTCCGAGGAGACGTCCGCAAGTATTCCGGCGAAAATTTCCGATTTTCTCATACGTTTGTAAAATTTTTTGATTAACTTTCGCCTCAGCCAGACTTGATAAGATACCACATAACCCACAAGCACAAACATGAGGCATTTAACTTTGCCCCTGTAAATGTGCCTGTGGGTTTTCTTATTGAGCTGGTTACTTATTAGAATCTTGCAGTTGCAAGTCAGGGGCATTTTTTTGCCCTTATAGTGTCTATCTGCGCAATATTAAGGATAAAATGCGCGCCTTATTCTTCCAAGCTATCCAACACGCAATAGCGGCCAATAAAGCCCAGAAGCCGCGCAGCCTGAAGCGCTGCCATGCCGTCAGTTGTTTCTCAACCTTGACCACGCGCTCCTTGTCTACATAGACTGAATCTACCTTGTAGCGGTAGATAGTGTCGCGTAGGAACTTGTACCTGTCGCGGTATCTCTCGACATACTTGTAAATCGTGTCGCCTTTCTCTTTGACGAACACAGAATCGCGCTTGTAAACCGAATCTACCTGCACCTTGCTGACGTAGGTAGTATCGCGCACGTAGATAGTTTGCGTCTGCACTCTTGCCGCTCCGCACGAGCAGAGCAACAAAACAACAAGGCCTAATAATATTATTCGTTTCATTCCTATACTACAATTAGACTACAATACTATTTTTCGCCCTCTGGTAAATCGCCCACCTGTCCTCAATGCCGTTCAGTCCGCCGTTCACGCACTTGGTGATTGCCCCGAAGATCTTGCGCTCTCCTGCTCCAGATAGTCTGTCCGCCAATGCGTTCAGGCCCTTCGCCTTCCACCATAAAGCGGCGGAGCGGCAGGCGTCCAAAGGCATGAGAAGCGCGTCAGGCCAGACCGTCAAGTCCTTTCCCATAAGCGCTGACATCGCCACGTAGTTGTCGCGTCCTGTAATTTGAATCAGGCCGCGGCCTCTGTACTTCCACCCGTCACCGCTCTCTTCTCCACCATTGCCCATGCGGTTAGCATAGACGCGGTTGGCTATCCTTTCCGGATGATGCGCGTATGAACTGGCCTCCTGCGGAGTGCGGAAATACTTGGGAAAGACCTTCCGCAATGCCTGCGCGGAGTAGTTCAGATTCTCCTCGATGCGGTTCAGTTGCGCCGATTCGTGCCCTATTTGCGCAAGGAATGCACGTGCCCTTTCAGCCGTGTCGATGCCGCATTCCTGCATGGCTTGGTGCAGAGCTTCGCAATATCTTGCAATGCTCTTCGACAGCGGATATATCTTCCGCAATGTATCACATGTAATCTCCATCACTTACTCCTTTTTCCCGATGCCGTGCTTCGGCTCTTCCTTGATCATCTCGATAATCCTTTGAGCCTTTTCGCTGTCCACGCACGAGATAATCTCCTGAACAGCATCCACCACTCTGCCAGCCGCGCTCTGCTTCTTTTTTGAGTTCTCGATAACAGAGCGACCCTCGATAAGCAGTACGCCTAAAGTCGCTAAAATCGCGCAGTAAGGCAGGTTGTACCATGCGAACACAGCTCCCAAAATGTCTATCAACAGGAAAAAGTATACTATCCGCAGGTAGTCAATAATCTTCCTCACAGTCTTACGAAGTCCGTGGCTCATAATCTTTTCCTTGTTCGCCTTCGCCGCGTCTATGCCGGTCCACATGTCAATCAACGCAGCAGCACAAACGAGCACGCAGAGCATGAAGGCTATCATAATCCCCCTGCACATTCCGTCAGGGAGATTAAGTGTTGTGATAATATCGTCCATCTTATCCCTCCTTGTCCTCTACCTCCTTGAACCACTTCGCGCTCTTTTCCTTCACGATTACTTCAGCGAACACGTCGCCGTTGCGCGTGTCGACTATTCTGTTGGGTGAGGAGAGCCTCACATAGCCCTCCCTCACTCCTTCAATGTTCATCCTGTTCATATTATTCCGTTGTTTCGTTGGTTACTGATTCCGTTGCCTTTGCTTCAAGCGCTCCGACCTTGCCTGCAAGCTCGTTGATTGCAGAAACGAGGTCAGTCTTGCTTGCGGTATTCAGGCTCGACAATGTGCCGATGTTCGTCTTGTTTGCCTTGATGGTGTTGTATGCGTCGATAGGATAGACGATGTCAGCACGCAGAGGCGTTGATGTCTTGCCTTCAGTGATGATTGCCTCCTCCGTTCCGCCTTCAGCAACCTGCTCCGTGAGGTTCAGTTCGTCGTAGGCTGTCTCTTCCGGCTTGAGAATAACGGCGTTCAAAACAAAAGGAGTTGATTTCAGTTTTTCTTTGAATTGGCTTAATGTGTCAATATCCAGACACGTGATAATTAGGAAAATTGACGTATTAACATAAACACCAGAGACTACATCAATTTGATCTCCTGTTAACTTTGGAAGCCCCCAATTAAACATTGTACTATTATCCTCCAAAGTTTTGAAACCATATTGGAGGATTGGTATACGCCATGTATGAGCTTTGCGTGGTTGATTTTCCCAAGCCTCGCTGTCCTTTCCAGAGAATTTTATTTGCCCTACCTTCTTCACCGCCTTCGTTGGCATAATCTCGTCAAACACTGAACCGGCGGACTTCAATCCGTCAGGGAAGTACTTCTTCAAAGTCTCGCTCCACTTCCTCTCGGAGACCTTTCCTTCGGTGTCGGTGGTCTTGATTCCCTCCGCGAATGACGACACGATTTCCCCCTCGTTATAAGGAATGTAAGGCACGTCGTCAATGCTTGAATAGCCGAGGCGCTTTGCGAAGTCGTCGGGTGTCGAAGGCTCGTTGCCGATGCCGAACATCTGGGTGAGGTCGAAGACTTGCCCTCGCTTGATTGCTGATTGTTCTCCGCTCCCTTGTGTATCATAAAGAGAGACAGTTGAATTAGTATTATCTCTTTTTATGATAACTGAAATAAATTTATACTTTGGAGAAAGATTTACCTTGATACCACCATTATTACCTAAAGATAGCGTATAGTATCCACTCTCCGCTCCTTTTGCCAAAATAGTCAAAACATAATAATGCCCGTTTGCTGCATCAGAAATTTTTGTTCTTAAAAAGCACTGAGACCACGCTGTTCCAGTCGTGTTTACACTTTCCTCGTCCTCTTTCGCTATGCACCACTGATTCTTAACCACGCTATACCCCTTTATTCTCTTGATGCTCGCGCTTCCGTCCTCAATCTGGTTGTCTCCTCCGGCCCTGCGCGACATAATCACCTCCTCGGTGGCATCGCCCTTTGACGTGAGGTTGTCAGCCGTGCCGACGCGCATTGATTCGTAGTAGCCGTCGGCGAATGACTTGAGGTCGACCTTCTTCCGCAGGTTGTTGATTTGCGTGGCGATAGACGCTTTCGTTCCGTAGCGGCGGACAAGCAATGTCGCAGCCTCCGGCACGTCGGCACGATAGCAGACGAGCACGTCGGAGTATGCCTCCATCGCCTCAAAGCATACATATCCGCTCGTAGGTATGTCGGTGCTCATTGCCGAGAACAGCGGCACGTATTCAGTCCTTTCAGTTCCGGATGTCGTCGTGGTCTTGATTCGTGCGACGAAGAGAGCCACGCCCAGCTTCATCTTGTCGGCGCTTGACATATACAGCTCGTAGGTGTTACCCACCACCACGGCACCGATGGCGGCGATGTTGAAGTCAACGTCGTCCACGAACTCGCCGTCTGCGTTGATGTACTTGCCTGTCGTCTCCGCAGTCATGGCCACTGACGGAAGCTCCGCGTACTGACCGAGGTCGCGCTCAAGCGCCGCGACGCCGGAGGACACTTCTTTAGCCTCCTCTGCTGCGTCGGTGGCGTTCTTGGTTGCCGTCTCTGATTCATTCTTCAGGCGTGCGAACTCTGCCACACGTGCAGATTCGGCTGCCACCCTTCCTTTTTCCGCTTCCACGCGGACAGCCTCTTCCGATGATCTTGCCTTCTCGTTATTCTGCCGCTGCTCCTCGTTTGCCGCTCTTGTCGCTTCAGCATTGGCTCTTGCGCTTTCCGCCTTCACCCTTGCAGATTCCGCATTGATACGGCCAGTTTCGGCGTTCACACGAGACTGCTCGCCGGCGGCTCTCTGGACCTCTGCTTCCGCCCTTTTGGCTTCCGCGTCGGCGCGTTTGCCCTCTGCCGAAGCTCTTGCCGTCTCCGCGTCGGCACGTGCCAGCTCCGCCTCGTTGCGAGCGTTTTCGGCATTGACGCGCTGCTCTTCTGCTTCTGCGATGCTAGTGTTCGTCGCTCCTGCCTTCTGTGCTGCCGCATTCGCCTTTTCAGCCGCCTCGTTGGCCGCCGTGGCTTTCGCGTCCGCATTGCCGGCGGATCTATCAGCTGCCGCTGCCGCATCGGTGGCCGCTTTCGTTGCAGCCTCAATCTTGGCAATAGCCTCGGACAATGAATAGAAGCGCATAGTGCCGTCAATGTCCAGGACGACCTCTCCAGTGTCGGCATCCGCTTCTTCCGTAGTCCTGACGATCTCGAATGCCGGAACGTCCAGCGACGAAGAGAATGCCTTGCCGTCCGCGAACTCGACTATCACGCGGAAAGGTCCTGTGTAGTTCTGGTCTTTCGCCGCGTAGGTGCAGCGCAGCGTCTGCCCTTCAGCCTTGTGGGCCATTTCCGCCACAGGCTGCCCCTGGACGTCCGAGAAGGCGTACACGTGACGAATGTCACCCTCGCTCCATGTCACCGGCTTGCCGGATATGTTGACCGACAGGGCAATGATGGCGTCCGTGCCGATTCGTATTTTCTTTAATGCTGTCATGATTATGATAATTAATTAGTTAGTAGTCACTTCTGCAATGGTGGCCGCACCTCCGGCCGCCGCTATCGCTTCCTGGATGATCTGCGCTTCAGAATGTGTGTAATTATTGCCTACCAGTGCGGGTGGATTGTCCGCCATGGCCTTCGCGTCCTTTAAGGCAATGCCGGCGCTGTCGATTAGGGCACGCACGACTAGTATCTTGTTCGGGCCAACCTCCGTCAGCGTCACGGACCACACGCCGCCCACTTCCGGTGCATCCTCTCTCCAGATGTCGTCGTACTGCTCGAACTCGTGGAGCCGCACTCCGGACATGATGCCCGAAACGAAGTCATACGTTCCGCCCTGCAACAGGAATTTATGCCCCTTGTATCTGACGATTGCATTGTAGTTCCATAGTCCTGCCGGCGAAGGCATGCAGTCACCCTCCAGCATCTGCATCGGCTCGCGGTGGTATTGGAGGATCTGCTTGTGAAGGAATACCGGAAACGGAGAAGTCACGCCATCCCATGTGACGCGATACAGGACAGGCGCGACGAGCCCGTCGCTGTTCGCATAATACACGGCGTTGCCGTAGTTCTGCGACGTCTGCCAAACCACGTCACGGCTCAGGAACCCTATGTCCGGAGAGCGCGTTTCCGTCACGTTGTAATTGTCATTGTTGATGGTCGTGGTCGTGTCTGACTCCAGCTTGCCGACAGCTTCAGCCTTCAGGGAAATGCCGGTGACAGCCATGTATATTCCGCAGCCTTGCGGCGTCAATAACACGTTCGGATCTCCGACATCGAAGCATATCTCCGACAGGACAAGACGCAGGTGGCCGGCCGTGCGCATCAGTGCCTGCCCGATGAGGGTGGACGGATCCTCGAGATTGAAAGATATGGAGCCGGCATTCTGATTTTCGTTATATTCAAGAATCTTGCTGCCCTTCTGCCAGCTCGTTTCAGTCTTGTAATATTCGGTGCCGTCCACGGTCGTGAAAATCAGCGCATACTTGAGCGAGGACAGGTGCGGAGTGAATTCTTTTCTTTGTGTCGTTCCACCGCTTTCTCCAGTCGTAGCATGTGTCAGCAGCACATATTCAGGTTGTCTCCCACTTTGCCGTGCATATATCGCAGGACTTTCTGCGAATTGCAGTTCCAGCGTGCCGTTCATGCCCGCAAGCAATGTGTCGATATTGTAGACGAACTCTTTTGACGCGGTTTTTTCGTTGGCGGCCAATAGCGCTACGTGGTCAAGGTCCAACTCGGATGATGTCCTGCCACTCAAAGGTCCGAAGCCGTTTCCTGTCTGCCAGCCTTTAGCGGCAGCATTGGTGTTCCGAGTAACGGCACCCGTTATCTGCGCGTATGTCGCAGGACGCTCCTGAATCATTACGGAGATGTTGGTCGTGTATGTGTCGATCGCTGCTTCCAATGACAAGCCGGACGCTGCGTCATATTGCGAATTTTCGTTGAAGTCATACTTCACATTCTCGACTATCCGCTTATACGCCGGCTTGTAGGTGCGGGTGCCGCCGCCGAGGAAAATGACATCCTGCTCGTCCGTGCTCTGCTGCGTCGGATTCCCCAACCACGGCAAGTAACGCAGATGGCCCACAACGTATTGGTTGTTCCCTGTGTAACGGATAAACAGGCCCAACGAGGACAATACTGATTCCACTACATCGTACCAGTTCTTGCCTTCGAACTGCGACACATTCACGCGGAAGTCCGCCAATTCCGAATTGTCGTATAATATCCATTTGTGTGCAGACTGATACTCCCACTCGCCGAGAAGGTAATATATAGCCATCTGGAAGTCTATCTTGTCGATTGCCGCTTTCAGCAGTTTGGCAATCGTTGCCGTGCCGGCATTGTCTCCCTGAAGGTCGAAATCGAAGTCCTGGAGATGGCCGATGTTGTCGCGTGCGGTAATGGTCACCGCTCCGCGATAGTCCAGCGATTCCTGCCAGTTGTCGGGTGTGATGAACCCGCTCCACAAGAATTGCATCCCTTGCTTGATGATAACCTTATACATTGTGCTGTCAGGCGTGAAGAACTCCTGCCAGTCTCCAGACTTCTCCGTCGCCGCGTCCGCAATCTCCGGCGCGTCCACGAGCGTAAAATTCACGATGGTCTTCTGAACAGGAGAGACAGGGTCGTCGTCTCCGTCGACCTCAAGCGTCAGCCCTCGCCATGCGCGGATAGTCTTCACCTCGAATGATTGCGGCAGATCCTTCTGCCATATCTCCAAGGTGAAGGCGTTTGCGCCGGCCTCCTTGCGGCTGTCAAAATTCGCCACATATTTAAGTCCATATTCCGCCATGTTACCTCCCGTAATAACTGCGGGCATTGTCGCCCGATATGAGTATGTCCTTGCCGGAAATCTTGCCTTTCACATAGACTGTCATTTCCGTGGAAATATTCTCGTTTGTTGTAGATGCCGAGCTTCCGGTGCTGCTGGACATCGCGCTCGAACCCCCTGACTTGCCCAATGCCTGGATACCGCTCGACAGGGCCGCGCCCAGGGCCACGAGGGCTGCGCCGGCGGCTATTGCCACAGCCGGGTTTAGCGACTTCATGGATTCCTTGAATGCGGCAATGCCCATTCCCTCGACAATGAGCATCTCGCCGAGCTGTTTCGCCATATTCGCGAACGGCTGGAGCAGAGCTCCGAGAACCGCCGAGGCGTCCGCATCGTCCAGCCCGAAAAGCATGTCCGAAAACGCCTGCGTGCTGTCAGAGATGCTGCTGGCGATAGAATCGGACAGCATGTTGTTCAATTCTTCCGCCTTTTGCATTCTATCTTCCAGTCCTTCCATTGCCGTGTCGGCTGCATCTTGAGCGGCATCCATTGACTCTTGCTCCTGTTGCGCATAATCATACGCTGCGCGTGCTGCCTTCTCGTATGATTCCTGTGCGAGCTCCGCGAATGTCCGCTGCTTCTCCGTCATGTTGCTCAACGCCTCGTCATGTGTCCGCTCGAACTCTTCCAGCGGGTCGGACATTTTCTGGAACTCCTCGTCGGCGGCCATCACTTCCGCTTCTTCCGCTACCTGGGCGCGGAAGTCCGCCATGCCGTCCTTTGCGGCGCCCAGCTTCTTGATGATGTCGTCAAGTCCTGTTTTCTCCATCGACTGTGCCGTGCGGTCGGCACGCTTCAGGATGTCGTTCATCTCGTTGGTGGCATTATAGTATGCCTCCATGGTATTCACGAGGTTGCCGGAGATGTCGTCGCCAATGCTCTGATAGCCTGCGAAGAAGTCACTATATTCGCGCTCGACCTTTGCCGGATCCGAACCCATCATCTTGATGAGGTCAACGACCTTTTCCGAGCTGTACTTATTCGGAGACATGCCGCCGATAACAAGGTATTGCCGGACAGTCTTGTCCAAGACATCCTTAATCCCTTTCACGCGCGGCGCATAGATACCCTCTATTTCCTGTCGATAGGCTTTAGCTGCCGCCTCCCTGTCAGACGCGGAAAGCGCAGAGTTCATCATCTTGAGGTACAGCTCGTGAAGTTTCGGGCCTGTCTGCGCCATGTTCAGCTTGAAGGCATACTCTATCTCCGTCAGTGCGTCCTTGGCTTGTGATAGAGCCTTGCCGGCATCCATCGCGTCGACTTCCGTCGTGTCGGAGAATAATGCCTTGAAAAAACCTTTAACTCCACCTTCAGCTATGCCTCTGTTCAGTTCCGCACGCATCTGCTGCCAGCGAGTGGAGAACTGGGTCATCAGAATATCCCATTGGTCACCCACCGTCTGAGAGGACTTGACAAAGTCAAGCGCCATCTTGGTCGCTGCTGCGCCAATAGCTCCCCACACCGCAACTGCTGCGGCAGAAAGACCCTTTATCTTGTCCGCAAAAGACCGCGTCTTGCCTTGTGCATCGTCCAGCCCTTTCTTGTATTCGTCAGATTTAAGTTTCAACTTGACCCAGAGGTCACCTATCTTTCCCATGTTCTTTTGATTTTATGAAATCTTCCAGCAATCTGTCCAATTCCAGTTGTTCGCGTCGAGATACTTGCCAGTCTCCTTCCTGTGCCCTTGCCGCTTCCGCGTCCTTCTCCCAAGCAAACGGCACCCACAGCACCGGCGTGGACGGCTTCTGCTTCACGTAAGGATTCATCTGCAAGGCTAGGAACATCTGCCACCTTGCTCGCTCCCATTTCCGCCGCTCGTCCTGTTCCGCCGCCTCACGCAGGAGGATGTACTGCCGCATGCTGACCCATCCCGCTTCTTCCTCACTCTTGCTGCACCTCCCCACCAGAAACGCCTCAATATCCGCGTAATCCAGCCACACAGAGATTTTTTTTTTGCGTCCTGCTTCTTCTTTGCCTCGTCCGTCAGCTCCGCAAGGCTCTTTCCTGACAGCAGCCGCACGGCCTTTGCGACTATGCGCCCGAACTCGTCCGGATGCTCGGCAGCCCAGACATGGAAGTCCATGCGCGCGTATTCGAACTCGTCCGCATCCTTGCCGGAAAGTTCCCACCAGTTCAGCGCGGCGCAATACAGCACGTCCGCATACAGCGACATGACGGCAGGGATGTTTTCCCCGTCAGCCTCCAAGGTGACGCCCTGGCGCCCCTTGTAAACAAAAAGGCGCGGCGTAATCAGAACATTAACCGCCACGCCTTTCTTCAGTTCAATGACCAGAACCGCCGCCATGCTACTCCTCCGTTATTGCCGGATAGTGTGTCGGCGCTCCTGTAATTGTCAGGTCCATCGAACGAGACGCAACCGCGCCGTAGTCGTTGGTGTCCGAGATTCCGGTGATGATAGCCTCGAAGATGTCACCCTCCGTCGGTGTCGAGCTTGTGTCTCCTGACAGCTCTCCGATGAAGCCGTACACCGGCTGCCCATTATGGAGCGAACTGATCATCTTGTGCTGCGGCTCGGTCGCCGTGTCGTCCGTGAAGACTGTCACCGAAGCGGTCGCGCCCTTCTTTCCCGAAATGAATTGTGCCCAGTCGTTAGACTTGTCACTCACCTCGATAGATTCTGCCGAGCGGTTGAAGCTGTTGTTCTGCTCGCCCTTCAGCCATGTGAAGGTGCCGCCCGTCTTTCCTGTCGTGAGGTAGAATTTCCTCGCATTTCCTAATTTTGGCATATTTATTTAGCTGCTATATAAAAAGTTAAACTATTAATCACGCGATAGAGGACGACTTGTGTCTCCGTCATGTCTTCCATCGTCTGTGCGGTGCTTTCTGTCACGCCCAGAATGCGGAAGTTGTCAGTAGTGTCTTCTGCCTCCTTGATGAGGTCCAGATTCCTCTGACTGATTGCCAGCGCCTCGCCGAGGCTCCTGCTCGACATCGAATCAATGGACACGAGTATCTGACGCACGTCACCGCCCTTGTCGATGCCGCTCTGCTCGTTGATTGACGCAATCTCCGCGCGCGGATAGCCGGCGGTGCTGCCGACAAATACGCCCTTGCGCTGCATCGCTCTTGTCAGGTGACGGAAAAGCTCGTCACATGCCTGTATGCTCTTGTTGATGTCTATCATTTGCCCCTGTTGATTATCTTCATTAATGCCGTCTTTATTTCGTTGTATATGACCTTCTGCTGTGATGCGACTGCCGGACCGAAGAACGGCTGCGCCTTCGTTCCCTTCTTCGCGATTTTCCTCGCTATCAAGAAAGCGACGGAGGCCGCCTGTTTCTCCTTGGGGATCCGGAGCTTCTTCCGTACCCATGCCGTCAGTATCTTCGGCGGCGGCATCTTGCCTGCCTTGCGCCCGTTCTCCACGTACTCGGCATAGCCTCTGCCCTGTTCCTCGGAGAAGAAGCCCGCCTGATAGTCGCAGCTGCCCAGCTTCTCCGCGCGTCCGCTGTTGGACAGCAGTCCTGTGGTGTTCGTGCCGTTCATCCGCAGGTTATGCTGCGCCTCGGATATGATGGACATCGCACCCTTTGACAGAGCCTCGTCGCACACCCTCCTGACTTCAGCCGTGTGCTTCCCGAATGCCTTTTTCAGCTCCGGAAAATTCTCGACAATGAATCCGTCCTGCTCCATAGCTCTCCGCGTCAGGGGTTGTCGACTTGGTAATATCCTGATATGCGCATTATCCGGTTGCGCATGCCTACGTTTTCCGGCTGTGAGAACACGATGTCGTGGCCTTGCCAGCGTATGCCGTTGAACTTGGCCGCCGTCCACCGCATCTCGATGTCCACGCCCACGACGTCAGCCTGCTGGAACGTCATCATCGACTTCGTTGCGCTCATCTGTTCGACCGACGCGAAAACGCGGAGCACCACGCTCGGCTCGCCCAGGCTGGCATGCCCGTATTCGTCCGTGTGCGGTTCAGCAAACAGCAGCTCTATCGGCTGCCTGTATGTCCTCGCGTTTCTCGGTTGTCTTAACATTGCGCTATGATCTTGATCAGTTCGTCAGTCTGCCCGTCGTACAGGGCTGTCGCATATTGGAACACAAGCGGCAAAAGGCGCCCGTATTCGGCCTCTCTCGGCTCGGTGGTGTAATTGACCACGAGAGACGGCAAAACGCCCGCAGTGCGCACGTATCTGCCGTCCGTGGTGTAATCTACGCCTGCTCCGTCAGCGGAAGTCACGGACAACACCTCCGCAGGGGTCTGATAAAGCCGGATGTCGCGTGACGTGTTCCTGTCCACGTGCAGCTCCAGCTCGCACGGCAGGATGCTGACGTCCGCGTGCTCCTGAATCTCCAGGGCAGCAGCAATCAGCATCTGCTGCAATATTGCGTCCTGCGTATCGTCAACTGCTCCCGCATACCTTTTGAGTTGCGGAAGCAGATATGAGCGTCTGTCGTCTATTACTTTCTTGACTATGAGCATGTTATTTATCCAATTATCTTCCAGAAGCCTTCCTTAATCATATACTTCACGACCGCGTCCACGCGGACCTTTCGCCGTTCTCCGGAAGGAATGCCGTCGTGCGGTTTAACCACCTCGCACACGACGACCTCTCCTATCTTCGGAACGTGCGGCTTTTCCGGCCGTTTGATTTCAGCAGGCATTAGGCTGCTGCCTGAGCAATCGCTGCAATCGCGGTGGTTGCGTTAGCAACGTAGATGATGCCCTTCTTCTCTGGTCCCGGAACCTTAACCTGGAAGGACTTGCGCAGCCAGACTCTCCATCCGTCCTTGCCTGCGACCCTTTCGAGTTCCATCTCGTAGTCTCCGCGGTCGATAATCTCGACGCATGAGGTGTCGGCCACGAGGATCTCGGTTGCCGCGAGCTGGTCGGAAGTAATGACGCGGACCTGTCCGAACATGCCGGTGACCTGATTGAAGAGGTAGTTTCCGTTCTTGTCCTTCAGGCCGCGAATCTGGGCCTCGATTGCCGTCGGCACGATTGCCACGTTGGCAGAGTAGCCGTTGGCCTTTGCTTGAGCGATGGCGTCGAGAATGACGTCCGCGATGGTCGCATTCTCATACTTTGCGCCGGTAGCGGCGAATGCGGTGCTGCCGGAAGTCTTGAGGCCGTAGACGTGCAACGGCTTGGTAGCGTCCTCTCCGTCTCCCTTCCAGATGAGCTCGTCCGCCTTGCGGAGGATGCGTGCGATTCCGCGAGTACGCGCCCACTGATATACAGCGTTGAACCAGTCCGCAACCTCGGACGATACCTCGATGAACGAGCCGATCTTGGCGAACTTGCGCGTCTTTCCGGACACGGCGTAGCTGTTTGCTTTGGTCGCCTCCTCGAACTCTCCCACGTAGTCGGTCTGGTCAGTGTCAGAACCCTCAAGCCATTCGATGGAGTTGCCGGTTCTGGTGATTCTCGGGAAGGTGGTGAGAAACGCATTGGCGGCCAGCTTGTCAGCGTGGATGTTCGGGTCCAGCTGGACGGCCAGCGATGTGTTTGTGATGTTTGCGGTCGCAAGTTTGAATGAAAGACCGCCGTAGGTCTTGCTCTTGACGAATGTCTCCATTTCCTCCTTGTGCTCATCCATGAACTCACGGAGAACGACGTCGAAGGACTTTTCGCCCCTCTCCTTCAGTTTCTTGCCGAGGTCCTCGATAGCCTTCTGCTGCTCCTGGATGGTCTTGTCGAGGTTCTCTGCCTCCTTCTTGCGCTCTTCAAGCGCCTCTTCTGCCTTTGCCAGCTTGGACTCGGTCTCCTCTGCCTTCGCCTTTGCTGCGGCAGCCTCCTTGGCTGCATTCTCGGCCTTTGTCTCCGCAGCCTCCATCTTGCCCTGGAGCTCCTGCGCTTTCTTTTCGATTTCTGTCATGTTAGTAGGGTTTAATTATAGTTTTGAGATTATTCTCTTTGCGATTTCCTCCTCGACCGCATCGTGGAGTGAGGACAGCTGCGCCTCCGGCATTGCCGCCAGCGAGCCTGCCATGTCTTCAGCCTTCATGTCCGTGAGGGTGGCCAGCGGATTGGCAGCACGTGTCACCGGCGATACCTCGACGATGCTGATTTCCTCCAGATAGCGCACGTCTTGGCCGTCTTCCTTGCCGTATGTGTAGGTGTCCGCATAGTAGCCGATTGAGAATTCCTTGATGGCTCCAGCCTGCATGAGTATCTGGACGTCCTTGCCCTGCTGTGTCGGCAGGATGTCAGCTTCTATCCAGAGCCCCTTGTCGTCGACGCCCTTCTCGGTGATTACGCCGATTACGTTGCGAATGTCGTGTTGATAACAGAGTGCGCAGCGCTTGCTGTCCTCAGACCTGAGCCACTTGTCGCATGCGCCTGTCTTGATGATGTCGCCGTAGCTGTCGATATTGCCGAACGCAAGGGCGTAGGCACGGATGGAAAGCGTGCCGTCGTCCTTTTTCGATTTCACCTCGATGCCGCCAGCGTGTGATTTATACTGCAATGCCATTGTTAATTGAGATTTACGCATGAATTTAACCCCGTGAATGGCAGGCGCTTAAATGTGCATATAGTCACGTTTGCGGCACAAAAAAAGGGAATCCCGAAAAAACGGAATTCCCAAAAACTAAAAACAAAGTTATGGAATCACATCGGCACGCGCATCACTGCGCATGCGCAATTAATTATCTCTCCAGCTTCGGCGCCCATACTCGTGTCGTGCGGGTACATGAGGTAGCTTCGGCCGACCTTGAACGGCTCGTCCTGTCCTACGATCACGCCGTCCACCTCGATGTGCGTCTCCCTGGAATTTCCCAGGCCGCTGACGCTCCATTGCTTGGTGTACTTAACGTCGAGGGTGCGCGCGGCCACGTCTCCGGCCTTGCCGAGCCCTATCATGGCCTCCGTCTGAATTATCCGCCGGACTTGCCACAATGCCAGCTCGTTGTATTCCTTGTACACCTCAAGCGTCACTTTCTCTATGCCGGTGACGCCATCGGCCATCTTTGCCCGCAGAATCTTGATGAGGTCCTCCTTCAGCGTGCCGGACACGGACACTATCAGGTCACCGACGCGCTCGTTGGCATACTGCTCCAGCGAGGACATCCACATGCTCTTCAGCACCTCGCTGTCCTCCGCCTTCTTCCTGTTCATGTCGCGCACCACGCTCTGCGCGTGCGGCAGCCCCACTGAAAGGATCAGACCGCGCTCGATCTGCTGCAAGTACGGCTCCGAAAGGTTCGTGTCAATGACGCCAGCCCATTCGCTAGGGTCGTAGTCCTTGCACAAGCCGAGGACGCGCCGAACCTCCGCGCGCCGCAGACGCTTGAGACGCGACTCGTAGGCCTGTGCGACACGCAAGGCTTTCAGTCGCAGATAGTCAAGATGTCTGCGCATTGCCTGACTTATACGCCTACGCATTGCCCGCCAGCTCGTTTATGTCAATGTCCGCAGCCTCATTACCGAACTGCATGCCCATAGGTATCATCGGTTTGTCCGCCCATTCCTCGGGTATAGGTTCGTAGCCCATGACCTCGCGCTTCTCGTTCACCGATGCGTTCATCTTGTCGAGTGCGTCCAGCGCGTCTGCCGGCTTCTCCTGAAGCACGTCTATCCTCTGCGTGTCCACCTCCAGCGAGAACTCCTTGGAAAGTCCGCAATAGTTCAGCAAATCCTCGGCGAACTCGTTGGCCATCGGCACCGCGTTCATCTCGAAGATGGTCTTCTTTGCCTCCTTGGCGTTCTCGTACTTGCTCTGCCCGTAGTAGAGGTCCACCGGTATGTTGTATGCGAAGCACAGCGCCGTGACGGCTTCCTTGTGGCTCTCAAGAATGGCCAAGTCCACTGGAGCATTGCCCAGCGTCTTCACGTCGATAGGGAAGCGCAGCACCTTCGTCTTGCCGATGTTGTCGGACGAGTTGAAGTCTCGCTCCAGCTGGTCACCTTCAGCCGGTCGCGTGATGCCGGTCAGCTTGTCCTGCGGAGGTGTCACAATGTTCGTGACGCCTCCGTTCTTCAGCGCGATGTCCTCGCGCAAGATGCCGCTCTGCATCATTGAAAGGTATTGATACGCGGATGCAAGGCGTGACGTGCCGAATGCGCTCTGGTCGTCAAGGTTGTAGTCGAAGCTCTCGAATACGTCCGAGAAACGGATGGTCTGGTCTCCGGCCAAGCCTTGCAGCCTCACACCCTCCAATACCGAATCCTGCCCCCATTGCGCACCGATGCGCCACGATGGTATAACGTACATTTCCTTGATTGTTCCTAGGTTGCGTCCAACGGCCTTTGGAGCATAGACCCAAGCGTCGCCGTACAGCAGTTTGTTTACCGCCCAAGCCGTGCCGAACTTTCGGATGGTGAAGCGGTCGTTAGGCCGCGCCAGCAGGTCAATGAGCCAATGCTTCTGCACCGGCTTGTCGTCTGCCTTGCTAGTCAGCAGCAGGTACTGCATCACCTCGCCGACATTGCGGGCGATGTAGTTCACCACACCCTGCACCGGAGCGCTCTGCTGATAGAACTTCTTAATTGTCATGCGGTCCATCTCCGTGATAGGCGGAAGCTCCAGACCGCGCGTGCAGTTAGCGATAGCCCGAAGGTAGACATTGGCGGCATTCTCGCCGACCTCTCCGTAAAAGCCCTTTATTTCGTTTCGCAGAGCCTGTATTTCCTTGTTTGATATGAGACTTAAACCGAACATATAATTTCAAATTTGCCCCAAAATAGCCCCGTTGGGGCTATTGTCATATTTGCGCATATATTCGTGTTTGTGCAAATTGTCATTAGGCGACCGAAAAGATTTGCATTTTTTTGAAGAATTTTCCTGTTTTTCTTGCATAATAAACAAAAGTTTATTATCTTTGTAATGTTAAAAAAGAAAAGGCATGAAAAGAAAAACAAAAGAAAGAATCAAGCTCGAGAAAGAGCTGCTCTTCTACTTGGAACTCTACGGAGAGATTCGAGGTCGAAATGAAACTCAAAAGCTTCTGGCCGAGTTGGATTACAAGATTGACGAACTGGTAGAAGAACTGAAACATTAACAACCCCCACCGCAAGGTGGGGAACAAAACTTATAGATATGATAGACAAGACTTATATGGACGACCTGAAGAACAGGTTCGTCAATGCCAAGACCGAGAGTGAACGGGAGTGTGTCAGGGCTGAGATGAGCGCGGCCTGTGCAGAGGATCCGAAAGCAGTGGGTGAAGTCATGGCCATGCAACTTGACGAGACTATCGCAGAAGCGAAGAGCATGGCCATTCGCGAGAAACTCGCGAGCGTACTCCCTGCCATTTCCATGTCGTACATCGCGAAGAATTATTTCGGCAAGTCCCGTTCATGGCTCTGCCAGCGAATCAACGGGCTTGCTGTCAACGGAAAGGAAGCGAGGTTCACGGAGTCCGAGAAGGCCACTCTTGACCTCGCACTGAAAGATATAGCAGGCTCGCTGTTGAATGTCCGCCTGTAAGGCTGGGCGGTCGCCTTTTCTTTTTAACAGAATCAGCCTTGTGCCCTGCTCCTCGGAGCGGGGTTTTTTTATCCCTCCCCGATGACGTTCGTCTGCCCGAGGTATCGGAGCTTCGTGACGCAAGCGTAGTTGATTGCATCCATGAGGTGGTCGTTGCCGTCCTGTGGAATGCTCAAGTATCGGCTGCGGTCCTTCGGGTCCGGCTTCCACGAGTAGCGGTCACTCTCCCACTTGATGTGCTCGCCGACATACTTGACGGAGAAATATTGCAAGTATGATATTCGCCCTTCCTTGTTCCTGTTGTCCGCCGGCATGGCGCAGAGGTTGTTCATGCGGAGCTCGCCGATGTGCTCCGGTCGAGCAGGGTCGCAGTAGATGTCAGCCTCGCGGTCCACGCCAAACGCCTCCATATCCTCGTAGATGATCCGGGCGATATGCCCAGCGAGCAGTTTCGGCTGGTAGCACACCTCGCGCAGGTAGATGGTCTTCGTGTCAATGTCATAGGCACAGCAGACGACCGCCGTCGGGTCGTTGGCGTAGCCCCAGTCGATGCCGTAGAAGCAAGGCAGCTTCGGAATGTCTGACAGGGCGATTTCCTTCCAGCGCTTGTATATGATGCCTTCTGACAGCGTGGCCCATTCTCCGAGCCAGATGTTGCGGTACTTTTCATAGTCCGCGAGCCGCATCTTCTCCGCCTGCCGGAGCAGTGACGGGTCGAGATTTTGCTTGTTGCCGAGGTATGTTGTGGATATGTAGCAGACATCGTCAATTACGCCATTAAAGCCTTCAGGCACGTTCTTGTAAAACCGCTCGTATATCCAAGAATGGACATCCGTAGGGTTGAAGGATAGGATAATCTGGTTAGGCGCTTCGCGAGTTCGAACAGAGAAGTCAATAGCGTCGAAAAGACTAGAGTCGGTCAGTTCCTGAGCCTCGTCTAGAACCCATGTCTTTACGCCATGCAGTGATTTCAGTTTTGCGACCTGATTGCAGGATGATGCCATCAGACCTCGGAAGATGATTTTTGCGCCGGTTGACAAATTGACGATGTCTGTCGCCCTTGTCCTGAAGTGATCCTCTATTTGCAGCGCTGTAACCTTGTCTTTGAATTCAGGGATGATAGAATCTTCCGCTGATGTCATTGTGTAACGCGTGAATAGGATATTCAACGGGTCGCGATATGTACTTATACACAGCGCTGTATTGACAGCATACGACTTGCCGGAACCTCGACCACCCTTCACGAGTGTATAACGAGTGTCCGGCATTGCGCGAAACAATGGTTTATATTTCGGAGAAAATAACATCAGCCCTCTTTGTCAATGTCTTCTTGTTTTTGTTCTTCCTCTTCATCTTCCTCTCCGAAGTAGATGGCCGGCGGTTGCGCATCTCGAAGTGTCGCGTCTGCCTCGACCTTCTGCGTGGCCTTGCCGTCCAGCCTGTCGACGATGCTGTCCAAGGTTATGCTGCTGCCTTTCTTTATGTCCTTGATGAGGGCGGATAGATAACCAACCAGCAACAGCGGAAGCTCCGGATCCTGGAGCATCTCGGACGCCTTGTTCTTGTCCGCCATCAGGATGTTCTCCAGTATCGTGCGGATGTCGTCGTGGCTCAAGCCGATGGCCTTCAGCTTCGTCAGGATGTTAGGACGGCGGCCCCTCTTCTTCGGCTGGTTCGTGCTGCTGAAGCGCGTCTCCCTGCCGATGTTGGCGATGTTCTTGTTTCCTGGTCTCCCCATGTCCAATCCTCCCCGATTAATTGCCGATAGCGGTTGATGCGTTCTGCTGCATGACGAAGCGTATGCGCTCCGCCGTGTCGAACCTCACGGGGATGCCGTCCGTCACCTTCTTGACTGTCCGCCACGTCAGCCCTGACTGCTTCGCTATCTGATACACAGACAAGCCGCAGCCACGCACTTCACGCGCCAGCTGTCGCAAGCTCTCGTCGCAGTGCTCCATAAACTGCTCTTCAGTTATTGTCCTCTGATTGTCCATATCTCACTCCTTTGCAATAGTTATTATTCCGTCAAAATATTCTTTGTAAAAGTCATAAATCCCTCGGTCGATGGTTATGCATGCCTGCTCGGTCCTTGGATTCGTGTTGATGTTTGCGCTCGACTGAATCCCGAAGGCGAACTTGTCTCCTATGCCCGCATAAATCTTCGAGTGGTTGCGGAACACGGCATATCTGCCAAGCCCTTCATGCCTTGAATACATGCTCTTCAGCATCTCCCACTCTATGATGTAGCTGGTAGGGAAGATTTCGCCGACGTACATGTCCAGATGCTTAATCTTTCCTTCGTTGACCCATTCCTCAATCTGGAGCAAGTCCTCGCCTGCAAGGCACCATGTCGAAGCTAGGCAGTGCTCCAAGTTCTGCTGCCGCAATACGCACTTCAAAAAGGAAAGGCTGTCAATGTCTCCTCCTGTCAGGAAGTTGTACGAGTGCCCTTCCGTGAACTTGAACTCTCCGCACAGGTCAAGCAGTTTCATCTCGCTGAAGGCTCGCCGGTATTCGTACTTCTGTGATAATTCCAGCAGGGCGGTCCTCCGCCTGTGCGACGTGGATGCCGGCAAGGCTTCCTGCTCTGCCTCCTTTTTCTCTTCTACCCCCCCCCCAAGAGGAAAAATCCAAATCCCATAAATTGTCAGCCATGTCTTTTCTTGTCTATTCAATTTTCACGGCATGTTTGCCTGTGAGTTTTTCCCATCTCGCAAGTATGACGTCGCAATAGTGCGGGTCAAACTCCATCGTATAATTCTTCCGCCCGAGCTGCTCGCAAGCCATCATCGTGCTTCCGGAACCGCCGAACAAGTCAAGGACTATCTGCCCCGGTCGTGAGCTGTTGTGGATGAGTTGTCCGCAAAGCTCCAGAGGCTTCATCGTCGGATGCAGGTCATTCTTTAGCGGCTTGTCGGCATCTATGACATCTGTCGGAACCGGTGATGCAAGCATGTTCTTCAGCATTTCCTTCAGCTCATCCTTCTTCAGTTTGTCGATGTCAACATTATCTTCAATGACTGTCGGATGGTTGAACTCGTCTCTGAACCAATGCCCGGCACCTTGCTTCCACCCATACAGGCAAGGCTCGTGCTTCCACTTGTAGTCCTGCCGGCCGAACGTAAAACTATTCTTGTTCCAGATCAGCGTCTGCTTGACTTCGAGACTTCCTGTCTTGGCGACCGCTTCCCGGAAGTTGAGCTCTTCGCTATGCGAATACCAGATGTAGAAGGCGCCACCTGGCTTGAGAGCATTGGCGGCATTGTTCATTGCGCCTGAAAGGAATTTCCTGAAGTCCTCCTTGGTCCACTGCCTAGGGTTGGACGGCAGTCCGGCAATCTGTCTTGTGTTCATCTCTATCAGATCAATGGCTATTCTTTGGTGTCCTGTTTTCATTTTCTGGTTTAATTTTTTACAAAGTTAACAAAAAGTAAGTAAAGTAAGTTAATTGAAACTTAACCGCTTACGAGGAGATATTCCTTTATTGTATCGCGGAACTGGTCGAACGAACGAATGATCACGTACCTGTACCCTTGCTCCTCGACGCGCTTCTGGTAGTCCTTCTGACTGTCCTGCTGCCGCCCTGTGCGTGTCTTCAGCTCCAGCATGAGCGCGTGGTAGCCTTGCGCCGCCACAAGCAGTATCAGATCGGGGAATCCAGCCTGCGTGCCCATCTGCTTGAATCTTGCGCCCTCGCGTGCGTCACGCCGTCCGCCGTTGGGGGAGTGGTGAAGCAGCCGCGCCAGCTGTGGGAATTGCAGACGGAACCAACTGACGCACTGCATCTGCAAGTCGTCCTCCGCGTGCCCCTGCCGTTTGCGCGTTTTGCCGGTGACACCTCGTTGCCAAGCTGCAAGAGCTTTCAATGCTTCGTCATAGCTCATACTTCTCCATTTTTTACATTTCAAAAACCACATCTTCGCACTTCCGCACTCCCATCGAGCGGATATAATTAATCGCGAGGTTTATGTTATAATACCTTATCGACGTGTCCATATTGCGCCAAATCAGAAACCGCCTGTATTGCGGAACGTAGATTGTCTCTCCGTAGCCGTTGACGGCCTTTATAACTCTATACTTCATCATGATAATTGTCCGATTCGTATTTAAGTATTAGGCGCCATGATAATGCTAGTGCCACATTATTAAGAACATTCGTCCAATCCTTGCTTATTGCACATGTTACGGCGGATATTACATTCATTACAATTACAGTAATGCAAATTGTTTTCATTTGAGTTTTATTTATCATCTTCCAATGCTTTTTCGAAGTCGGCAAGACTGTCGCGCAGTGATATTAACTCACTGCCGGTTCCTTCTTTAGAAACAACATTGAGTATTCTCTTAAATCGCCGCAGTTCTTGCTCGTATAGTGCAAGCGCACGCTCATTGGCTATCCTCTTGCCAGTATTGAATAACCTGATTTTGTCACATAAGTTTTTGTTTGCGCGATTCTGTCTATCAAAACACATAATTTCGCCTCGATACATGCAAAAATCACAAGCTGTCATAATATTTTCGATTTTAAGGCAGGGCAAGCGCCCCGCCGTTGTTAGTAAAGAATGACCGGAACCGCCAGAAATGAGCACCAAACGTCGCATCTGTATAAATCGCCATAGTAGCCATTAACGAACCAACCCTGTGCCCTACCAGAACGCGAACAAGACCACACGTCGGAGTTAGTGTCTCGGAGCAAGTCCGCCCCATCTATAATCTCCGCCAATTCGTCGATGTCTGACTTCTGATCTTGGATTTCCATCGCCGCCAACAGTGTCGGCAATCCGAAGATGCTGTTGTGTTTGTCAGAATGGAAATTGCTGACAAATTCGGCCGCAGGACTTCCGCTCTTCAAGAGAACACCAGTTGCCCAGAGATTTTTATATTTCTTTAGAGCTTCAATCTCGCTGGCACTCTTTGCATCCCAAGATTCTATATTCTTTTCCGTCAGCAGCGGCAGTTGCGCGTACTTCGGATAGACGAGTGCATTCTGCCCGTTCAAAAACTCAATTTCGATACCCTCGATGCATTCGAGGCGGTTCTGTCCTTCAAGACCTTTCTTGTAAACTATTCTTGCCATAATTCTTTATTTGTCGTTATTTGTCGTTATTTGTCGTTATTCGACAATTTTCACGTTGTTTGCAAGTTCAGTATATCCGCCAAGCCGCAAGAGCTGCTGCAACTCGTGCACATAGTGGACGTTTGCGCACGGACCTGTCGGAGGATCATACATCCTAATCGCAATGAGGTAGCCATCTTTTCCGTCAACATCGTGGATGCTCCCTCCTTTAATCCAGTAGAGGACGTCTTCGTCGAAGTTATTTCTCTTGAAGAACTCGTCCGTCAGGAGAATCGGACACGGCTTGCACTCCTTGTCTTCAAACTCCACCCAGTCGTAGTCGTAGACGTTTTCGGCATAGGCGTAGGTATAGCCGACGGATATGACCTGCATAGGGATTCCGAGCGCATCGGCTATCCAGTCGCCGACCATTAGTTCATTGCATTTCATATTTTTTCAAAATAAAATTTACCATCCCATTCCATTTCTGTCAGCATTCCATACTTGAGCGCCAGCCGTGTTGCAAATGTTCGCTTGTAGTCAAGTTCCTTTGCAAGTCTCATTCGGAACTGCTCAATCGTATACATCCCCTTGTAGAAGTTGCACATGCGACAAGAAGGGTTGAAGTTCTCGATGCTGTCCTCTCCCACACCACCCAAGTGCCTTTCCGCCGTTGTCTCGTTGTTCCGGCACTTGGGCTTGATGTGGTCAACCTGCATATCCTTGTAGTCAATCTCGCAGCCGCAATAGGCGCAATGCCCGTTGTACTTCGCATAGACCGCGTGGCGGATAAAACTGTTACTAACTTTCATTGTGTTCTTCGAATAATGTTAATTGATCAGGGTCATACATGTCGATATAATGCTGGACCTTTTTAAGGAAAGAGCGCACGCCAGAGTGCTTCGTTTCCGCCCCATCCTCACTTGAATTTTTCAGGCGGTCCAAGTCGTCTAGGACCATACGTTCGCATTCCCGAAGCGCCGTATATACTGCTTCTCTCTCCGTGTATGCACTATCTCGTGCATAGCAGAAAAGTACGCCGTAAGTCTTGGACGATGTATACAGGTCGCATATCATTCCGTGCCCCCAAACACCGGAAGGCATCTCCGCCGTCATTATCGACACCTTGCATCCTCCAAGTTCAATCTTCACAGGAATATGAGGGTTAAGACAGATGTCGTGAATGTTGTACTCGTAGCCTTTGAATTGAAACACCGGCTCGGAATACACGTCTGGATGCTGATATAAGTATTCGTGCCATTCATCGGGAGTGAAATTCCTACCGAGGCACTTGCAAGAGAGCTGTATATCGGACATGATTATTCCTCCCATTTGATCTGAATTGTGTCCACGACATAATCCGGACGCTCTGTCAACGCCTGCTCACGTGTCGGGTGGATAACACCACCCACGAGAGAGAAGTGTTGATTGTCTCCATACTTGCAGACGTTCATCCAGCCTACCTTTTTTTGTTTTCGGTTCAGGCGCGAAGAATAAATCCCTTGAATGTGTGTAACTCAAATACTTACCATCTTCCATATAACTGCACACTCTTTCCTCACCGTCTATTAGCACAAGAGCTACTATCGGGAGCTCTTTGTGATTTCTATCCGTGCAAATAATCCTCACGCTTCTGCCGTCCCTCGTGACAATCGGTCTGGTGGGATTCTTGAGGTATTCTGCCAAACTGAATTGTTCCATAACTATTCCTCCCTCTCAAATTTCTCACAAGCAGGGTCTGTTACCTTGATTTTACGGAATCCCATCTGTGTTCTGCCTTTCTTTAATTCACAAACCTGTGTGACCTTTGGAGAAAAATCATTCATCCATCTCTGCCTATGTTTGCAAGTTCTACAAGTTTTCATAACTATTCCTCCTCCTTGTATTCGTCCGTCGTACCCAAAAGCTTCCACGTGTGCTCGTTGAGAGGAATGCACTGCTCGTATTCGCTGCCAAGACATTCATACGAATAACATGCATTCTCTTCATAATTTTGAAAAATGTCAAACTTCCAAGATGTGTCCGAATCTCTCACCAACACCTTGTCCCCTTCCTTGAACGGGCACTTTTTCTTCTTCTCTTCCAGTTCCTGTGCGTATATGACTTCTTTCTCATAGTCCGTGAGAATGAGTTTGAAATCTCTTGCTAATATGTTGATTGGTAATGTTAAAACTTGGGAGTGATTTTTCGACAGAAACACTACTTCGCCAAGTTTCGCGGCGATGTCGTAAACAACTTCGGCGCCGGACATACAGCGGACGCGATCACCAACCTTCCAGTCGGTGTAAGTCTCCGGATCGCGCGGAACTATTTCCAGATCGTGCTTCTCCGCCCATTCGCTAAAATCTTCTATGATTTCGCAACGCTCGTAGTTTCTTGTTACAATTTGGAGACTGCCATCTAAAGATTCATTTTCTTTCCAATCAGTGAAGACATACACCACACATTCTTCTCCTTCTTTCGCAACTTTTAGATAGCCTGTCATTACTTCTCCCTCATCACCTTTCGCCTTGAATTGCAAATTATTGCATTTTGAAAAATCGTATTTCATAATTTTCTAATCTTTTTCGTTGATTTCCTTAATTGTAAACCAGTCAATGTCGTGTTCGCGCAACCCAAACCACTCTATCACGTCCTCTTTGGTTGCGTCCGGCTTGTCGTAGGTCCTGGTCATGACCCTGCCGTGTTCCGAGAATGTAGCCTCAAACTTCATGACTACCTCCCTGTTGAACCATAGCCGCCTGTTCCCCTGTCGCTCTCCGAAAGGCTGTCAGTCTCCTCGAACTCAATCTCCGGATAAGGAATGATTATCATCTGCGCGATTCGGTCACCCTCCTGATAATGGGAAAAAGCGCTCTGCCGTGTGTCCGTAATGTTAAATTTCGCGGTCACTTCACCTCGATAGCAGCTGTCCACGACACCGACCGAGTTGGCCATCATGAGGGGCTTGTTGCTCACTGAACTGCGTGGGAATATAAGCCCCACATGGCCTTCAGGAATCTCGAACGCCAGTCCTGTATGGCAGACTATCTGCCGCTTCGTCCAGTCAATTTCCTTGCTTGTGCAGTACAGGTCGAAGCCTGCATCTGTCGCGTGCGCCTTTGTCGGCATCACCGCGTTGTCATTGAGTTTCTTTATTTTTACTTTCATTTTGTCAATCAATTCTAAAAACACTAGCACCTCGCTGAAGGCTTTGGCCTTGCCCCTGTAATAAGAAAGTGCTGGCTCATGGTTTAGAAGATTCTCTGCCGCATCCTCGCAGCTTTTCTTTCCGCGCTGGACATAATCCACAACGCGAAGCAGCATTTCATCGTCCATAATCGTCTACTCCTTAAAATCAAACCTCGCAATGTCCTCGTCGGAGAACCGCGTGCCTTTCTTCAGACGTTGCAGCGACCGGAAGACCTTTTCCATGCCGCCGTCAACTTCTCCCCTGTCCACGCACAGCATCAGAAGCTGTATGACCTCCGCTGAGCTGTGGTTGAAGTCGTCGTATGCCTTCACGCCGTAGCTGCCGAACGTGCAGTCCTCGATATAGGGCTTCAGGTCGCGCTCGAACCAATACTCCGCAGCCTTTGTCTTCTCTGCGTAGTTCTTCATGCCGCAAATTATGTCTCCCTCTCCGCCACTCGTTTTTGCGTTCACGCCCTCTGCCTTGAGCTCCGCGCGAATCATCACGTCAATCTGCGCAGCCAGCAGAGACAGGGCATTGGACATCAGAAGGCCGACCTTGACCAAGTCGGGAATCTTCGATCCGGCGACGCGTTTCCAAGCCCTGTCACGCAGTTCGCGCCTGAAAGCCTTGATATTCTCCGCAGCTTTCACTTTCGATATTGTTTTCTTTTTCTCAATCATTGCTACTTTGCGCACAAACGCCCGTATTTGAATTATTTTTCTTTTGACAGTCAACTATGCCGCCGATGGTGCGTTCTTTCATTGTGGCGGACTTCTGTGCCCTTCGCGCGCCTTTCTTCAAGGTCACCGACATGCGGTCCACGAGATTCGTCAGCCTGTTGTCTTTGATACCAAGGCGCCGAACCCTCTCGATGCACCTCCGCATCTCCTGGTGTTCCCTTGCCGTCAGCACCGCCGGCGGCAAAGTGTCAGAACGGCAAGTCATCTTTCGGATCGTCATATACCGGAGCCGCCGGCATTGTCATGCCGTATGCCGGAACCTGTGGAGCTGCCGGCTGGTATGCGGGCTTCGGCGATACCCATTGCCCAGCAGCCGGAGCTGCCTGCCTCTCGCCGTCAGACTTATTGCCCAGCATCTGGATGTTGTCCGCCACTATTTCCGTGCGGTAGGCCGTCTTGCCGTTCGATTCCCAGCTTCTGGTGCGAAGCCTACCCTCGACATAGAGCGGCATGCCTTTGCGTATGTACTTTTCCGTCACGTCCGCCAGACCGCGCCACGCCACGATGTTGTGCCATTCGGTCAATTCCTTGACCTCCCCGTCCTTTGACTTCATCCGCTCGGTCGTGGCCAGCGAGAACTGCGCCACCTTCGGATGCTCCGGAGTTTCCAGATACCTCACGTCCGGCTCTTTGCCTACATAGCCGATGAGTGTCACCTTGTTTAGTGTTGCCATAATTTTGTTTTTTTATTGTTTTAATTGTCAATCATATACAGGGAATTGCACCGGCTTGTTTTTGTTGCCGCGTAGCCATTTCCCGAGAATTAGCTCCCTGGCCGCCGCGTTGGACGAATCTATGAGCCACTGCTTCACCTCCCTCGTCACCTCGATGGATGTGCAGACGCTCCTGCTCTCCATGTGCACGGCCACGCCGTCCTCGTACATCTGCCGTCGGATGTTGTCAGGCGCCTGTTCCGCGAGCTCTGACCAGATCTCGGCGAACCTCGGCGGGAATCTCGCCCCCTCCTTTTTCGGTTTCCAGATCCTGGCCTTCGCAAGCCTCTTCGCGTCGCTGTCCAGAAGGTCTCCCTTCTCCAGCGCCCATCCTGATGCTTCGTAGTAGTCGATGAACCGCTGCGTCTCTGCTGCCGGCTGGAAAATATTCGATTTCCAAAAAGTCGGGAAGAAATAATCGAAATCTGTGTGTGGTGCTGGTGGTGTGCTCGCGCGCGCCTGCGCGCTATTAACACACACACTATGTGTTACATAATCATAATCATTATCATAATCAGTTGCTTTTGTTGCCTCTTGTTTAGCACAAGCAACACTTGTTGATTTTGCTGACTTTTGCTGATTTTGTTTAGCACAAGCAACACTTGTTGATTTTGCTGCTTCTCTCGCCGCTGCGCTTTTCTTGCCGCTCTCGCTTCGACTTGCAACCATGTCCTGATAGCGCTGGAAATCCCTGTCTAGGTCTCTCTTCACAAACTCGAAGGCTACTTTTGCCAAAGGTTTCAGTTCAGGGGTGACCCCCGTGCGAGCATACCCAATAATGCCGCCGCGCACCTCCTCCCTGACCTCCTCTGGCAAGTTGTCCATTACTTCCTCCCAGCTGAGATGATAGACGAATGAATCTCTCTTGCTTGATGTCATGATCTAGCGAATTGTCAACGTGTCCGTCTTCGTTCTTGTGATACCCAGCGGCAGCACGTCGTTGCCCTTAATTGTATCTGCGATGCCTGTCTTGCTGACTTTCAGTTCGACCGATATGTAATCCGGCAACGCCTCGGAAAACCTCATTACCTTCTCCCTGTAAGGTGCAAGAATCTCCTCCTCGTTCACCTCGATGCCGTCGCGTTCCGTAAGCGTGGCCGTGTAGACGTCGCCCTTGATTTTCCGCAGACCAAAGGCGCCCATCGTGTCCTTCACATACTTCCTCACCCTCTCGCCGGCATTCTCGACAGCCTTCTTCTTGCTCTGAAGCGACTTGATAGTCTGTTGGAGCTGGTCCGCGCGCGCCTTCAGGAAATCCAGATAGCCCTTGTACGCGTCCACCTTGCGCGGAATCTCGACCTCGGTCGTGGCCAAGGCCTGTTCAATTTCCGGCGTGAGTTCTCCGCCGCTGTCTTCAAGTTCAAGCTCCGTCCTGAAGGCTAAAGCCTGAAGGTCATAAAGAGACATGCTCTTTGTTGTTGTGTCTTGTGTCATAATGCTTTTATTTTGAATTTGGTTTGAAATCTCGTTGTGCCTGCTCCAGCATTGCCAGCGCCTCGCCGGAAAAGACCATATCGCTTTTGAGCGCCTTGTCGATAGTGTCGAGCTGCCCCTTGTTGATTCGAGCGATCAGCTTCATGTAGGTGTCGTCGCCAGCTTGTACCACTTTCACTTGTATCGGTTGCTGTTTGCCTCGCGACGGAGCTGGAACTGGTGCTGGTGCCTGTGCCTGTGGAATGGCCGGAGCCGGCTGCGGCCGTGGTGCCGGTCCTGGTGTCGGCGGCATCTGAACATTCGCCGGCATTGCCTCGTTGATAGGCAGCGCGTCGACATCGTCTTCGTCCGTGGCGATGTGGAAGAACTTGAGCAGGAAGTACCTTTCGCCGTATGTCAGCGCGCTTCCCAGGCCCTTATCCCATCCGTTCTGCCCGAAGGCGATAAATTCGTTCTCGTCACGCTCGCCAGTGTCGACGTCTATCCAGGTAAAGCGCATTTTCAGCGCTGTGAACATCTCCGACTTGTGGCCGTAGGCGGTGGCGTAATCTATCCGCTCGTGAGACTCTTCCACGATCTCCTGCTTCAGGATGATTCCCAGATTGTCCATCTTCGGGCGCAGATACCCCAGCAATTTGGATCCGGATACGTACCTGTACGAGTTCTTGTCGCCTCCTCCTGCGGCATTAGGCAGCAGTGCCCTGACTGCCCTCTGAAGCTCCAGAATCTTCCGGTAGACTCCATTTTGCGTCTTTGTGTTTGTCTTGTTCTCCATACATTTGTTTTTGTTTATTGTTTGAGCCCCTGAAAGGTGTCACCCCCGCAAGGGCTGGACGGAACCGCCGGCTGAAAACTGATGCTAAAACCATTATAACCACAATATTACACACTTGCCCAGCGTCTCCGTGCCCGCGCATCGCTGCGAAGGACTTTGTTATTATGTCAACAATGATAATTTCCCGTTGTCGCGTCATTGCAGGCCGTCGCGCTGCATTCGTTCACGAGCATCCTCCTGCTGTTAGGCAGCGCTACTATCATGTAGCCGAACCCTAGCGTGTCGTAACATACGACCCTGCCGCTCGCCGTGCCGTTTGCTGTTTTCCAGACGACCTTGTCGTTAATCTCGAACTTGTGCATGTGACCCCCTTCATTGTAGCCCTGCCCTGGACATTTCTCGATGGTACTGGTGACGCATCATGCCGCCGGCGATGTCTCGCGCCTCCTCGGTGTCGAAAGAGGCCAGAAACGCCTCGTTGAAATCCGCCACCTGCATGTGCCTTGCTTCCGCAAGTCTACGTGCGTCCGCCGCTGTTATCTTCCCGTCCATGGTTCAGTTCTTTTCCTTCATTATCAGCCGCGCTTGTTCCCTTTCCGCTGCCTTCAGGCAGTCAAGCTGGTGGCGGCTGTAGACCTTCTTGTTACCTATCCTCGCGAACACCGCAAGCCCTGCGTCTCTCATCCGGTTGAGCCAGCGGGTGCCGTAAGCCTTTTGCGCCTCGTTCTCACTGAGCTCGTCGTCGACCGGCTTCATTTTCTTGATGATGGCGCCGGCGATGAGTTCGCTCACCTGTGCGTAATCGCGCGATAATACCTCTATGCTGCTCATGATATACGTGTTACTTGATACTTGCCGCTAGGCAATGTCTTCACCTTGTAGCGCACGCGCTTGTTGTCCATGCGCAGTTTCGAGCACGCGCACAGCAGCGACGTGTACTTGATTTGTTCAGGCTTAAAGACGAAGATCTCACCGACGCCCAAAGTCTTGATTGTTCCTAATACGTTGATTTTCCCTTCCATTTTCTTTCTCGTTTTGTTTCAATTATCAGAGGAAGACGGAGGTCTCGAACCTCCCACGCTGCCGGTCTGTTTTCGCTTTCAGCCGTCGAGCGCCACGCCACCCGTGGATGTCTCCCTGCCAACCATGTAAAGGACTATCCAGTGCCAGTCATGGCGGCGTCCGTTCTGCGGATCGCCGGAGTCTTTATGTGTTGTTTAATCCACGCATCCCTGCGTCTTTGCCGGCGGGCATGGATTCGAACCATGCTGCAATCCCAGGCTTTCCCCTGACATTGCTGTCAGGCTATATGCTTCGAGGTGCGTCCCAATATCCTCGTTTTACCGCCGTTGTCCGCCTGCACGTGCCTGCTATGAGTGCAGGCGGTTGCTAGTTATGTTAGAGTAACCCTCACTTACCCTCGCGGGTTCGTTTTGAGTCATTGTCGTCTATCGTCGCCGCAGTCCATATCCCTACACATACGGCACAGGCAAGGAATCTGGCCATGCCGCAGTGGTAGTTTCCGAAGAACAGGTAGCCGGCTCCGGCCGTCAGCGTCACCCAGCCGATGGCGTGGCGTGCTATCCTGTCAATATCCCATTCGCGTCTAGTTCTCATTGTTCACATCCTCCTGTATTGTTATGTTATAGATAGCGTTCAGTTCGTCGTTTATTTCGTGCTGCCGCTCGTTGAGCGCGTCAACTATATTCCAATCCTCGACCTTGCGCGCTTCCTGAATCTTTGTCCTATTAGCGTTGAATTCAGTCATCAGTTTCTTAATTGTTGATTCTAATTCATCGTGTGTCATATTGTGTTTTTTATTTACTTTTTTGCTACCTTTGCCCTTTGTGGGTTGGTTTCTGAATACAAAGGTAAAGAAACTTAATTTAATATGCAAGAAATTAACTGAAAAAATTAAGATAATTAACTCGAAGCAAAGATGGACATCAAGGAATTCTTATACAGGAATAAACTAAAACAGGTTGATTTAGCGAAGTATCTCGGTGTGACTGAAGCGTTTATATCGAGAATGGTCAAGGGTGTAGGTAATCCTTCAAAGGAAAATCTAACCAAGATACTCAACAACCCGCATGGGTGGGATACCTCGATGTTGATTGACGGCGGCATTTACGCCGGCAATAACAACGCCGGCGATGTGAACGTCCAGATAGGCCAGAACAGGGCGGGCAATCGCCCGAAAGATGGTGACGCAGCTACGCAGATGGCGGTGCTGGAGAAGGAGAACGAGATGCTGAGGGAACAGCTGAAGGACAAGGAGGCGCAGATAGATTTTCTCCGCGCGCTAGTGAGAAATAATTAACAACCAATGAAATACATATCGTTATGGAAGAAACAACGAGCACGGCTTCCGCAAGACAGGAAAGCGTAAACATCAACCTCTTTGCCGAGAAAACTCTGCAGAAGGCGGCATCGGCCGTTCTGGTTCTCGGTATAGTTGTAGCCGTATTAGGCCTCCTCATGGGAATCAGTGAAATTCTAAACGGAAATTCATTTTCCATAGTGCTTATATTGTGCGGCGTTTCTGTCCTGATACTGTCCCTGCTGATATATTCAGGGATTAAGGTGTTCGCGGATATGTCCGTCACGCTCAAGGAGATTAATGCGAAACTGAAGTAGGCGCGGATTCCGTGTTGTCAAGAATTGACAATTAATAGCGCCAAACGGCAATAATTTGGCGTAAAACTCGTATATCATAAAACTAATATCACTAATTATGGATGACTCAGATCATGACCAAGACACGAAGTCTGGTATCAAGCGCAACGCGCGCCGTAGCAGCGCATTATGCGACGAAAGTGTAGTGAAAATCTTTAGCGACATGCTGGAGCGGTCGGACGCAAGAATCGACAGGACCAACAGCATCATTGAGGAACTTACTAAAGCCTGCAAGTCGGTGGAGACAGCGTACACCTCACACGTCAGTTCTTTGCAGTCTTCGCGCGATACGTCGCAGAAGAACAATGCTAAACTTGTATCGCTTCTCGATAGGCTGACAAGTTCCTTCGCGAAGGAAAGCGAGGACAAGCAGCGTCGAATCGAGATCCTGGAGGCTGATAAGCTCGCTCTGAAGGAGCAGCTCCACAGCGCGACCGACAAGTACTGGAAATTACAGGAAGATTACCGCCGGCTGGCGGAGAGCTTGACGAATCGCGGCACATACACTATCGGCTGCCATAATGGCGGATCTGTGGACTCGAATATAAATTATTAATATTATTATGTATAAACTGGTTCTAACACTATTATGCTCATTCGCCCCGTTCTTTTGTTTTGCGCAGAATGACAATGACTATAATTTTTCAGTCGCGGACGGCAAAATTATTTGGCAACGGGTATTTCAAGACTCTAGGGATTTTGCAGAAATATGTGACGTCGCAAAATTATCAACTGCATTTGAAAAAGTGGTCATAAAAGAAAGCGATATTGAAGGCTCGCTAATCCCTGTTGCTGCTGATATAAAGGGCGCTGGTTACGGCTACATGTCAGCTAACATGCTCGTGTCGAATTCAAATCTTGCGGCTAATTTTGTTTTGCAATGGAAGGAGGGCAGATACAGAGTGACGCTGATAGATATTGGATTCATAGGCACGAGCTTGATGGGTGTTTCGATGGGTGGAGTATTTGCGTCAGGCATCACGCCTGGCGAAAAGACCAGCATTGACACCTTCCTTCGCAAGAACGGCAAGATAAAGGCAGCCTTTTTCGCATCAAATGCCGCCGCAATTCTTGACTACACCTTCACCTCGATTTTTCTGATGAGGCAGAAGAAGTCTGCTGCGCTAGATTCAGATTTTTAGAATACCTGATTTTTGGCCGTCTATGTCTAATCTAATTAAGTTGCAAAACGCGACATGTACATTGCCGAGGAGTGGATGGAAATCTATTAGATGTTTTCCGCAGACTTTTAGAATGCCGGCTTCCGGCTCTTCCGTATCGGGAAGTTGTCGTTTTTTGACAATTAATTGAAAAATTTTGCAGTTTTTCTGCATTATTTTGAATTACCTATTGTTTTATTCAAATTAAAGCCGTATATTTGTACCAGTTAATAAAAACAAAGGTTATGAATAACAGAAATTACAAGATGTCAACACTCGCTGAAGAATATAGGCGCTGTGTTAATGACGGAGAAACGGCTAATTTTGCCGAATGGGTAAAGCTAACATCTGAAAGCGATCCGAACTTCTGGCATTGGTTGTTCGATGACGACAGCCCGGAACTTGATAATGGCGCCGGTGATCGTCAGGAGGAATGGGACGAGTTTTTGAAAGAGTGCGAGACCTGTGACCCGTTCAACATGTAATGCATTAAAAGTATAGGATATTTGAGCAAAGACCAGCGCGAGCCTACAGGAGCGCAAAGAGTTTTCTAATTCGCCAACCGCCGGCTCTTCGATATTGGAGATCCGGCGGTTTGTGCTGTTCATTGAAAAATAATGCAAAAATTTGCAATCTTTTTGAATTACCTATTGTTTTATTCAAATTAAAATCGTATCTTTGTACCAGTTAAATGAAACAAAGGTTAAACTCAAAAAAAATAATTGCTATGAAAACATTAAACGAAGCAGCTCAGAATTTCAATCTTGAAATCGTGAACACCAATTCAGATCTTAACGGTTACCCTTCAGATTTGAAGGAAGCCCTGACAGGCTTCGCTTCCTTCGAGGAAGCAGAGAAGGTTGCCGAGGAAATCGGCGGCCATGTTGAAAAACTCGTTAGGCCTTTCGGTCACGAGTTCTGGACACGCGACGGCCGCATGTATGAGCCTGTATCTTTCACGGCAGAGATGTTCGGCGACAACTACGCAATCTTCGAAGACGCTGAAGATTACTGGAATGATTGCCAGGAAGGTCTCGCTGACAGGATAGAATGCTGCGACCTTGAAGAGGTTGAGAAGACCCTGAAGGATGTCAGGGAAGCCTACGACGCCATCGACAATCTGGATGAAGGAGAAGTTGCCCTCTGTGAAAACTACAGAGGCATCTACCTTTACAGGAAGACTCTTTCTCCGGTAGAATACACCTTCGACAGCAAAGACTATGCAATAGGCGTTATCGCTGACTAATAATGACAAGCCGCCGCTTCCGGGCGGCGGCTGTTACCATCCGAATATGGCAGAAAGATCCACGCATGGAGGCGCACGGCTGGGAGCCGGCCGTCATGCAATAGAAAACAAGCGCGTGACGTTCAACGCGATGATTGCCCCTGAGACTTTCGCTGCAATCGTGGAGCAGTCGGAAAAGCTGGGGCTTTCGCGCGGAAAGGTCATTGACCTCGCGATAGCGACGCTTACGGAAGTCTGCGAGAATGACGACGCCTAGCGGCATTTATCTTTTTGGGTGCTCGACCAGTCGAAAAGGTCGAGCACCTTTTCGTTTGCCCTCCACATGACTTCCCAGTCCTTTGCGATGTAGATGTCCGTAATGCTCATATTCTTGTCGATATGACATAGGCAGTCGTTAATCACGGCCTTGTCCACACCGGCGGAGTATGCCAGCGTCGCCCAGGTGTGTCGTGCGGAGTAGAACGTCAGAGGCTCGGTTATTCCCATGATCTTGCATGCCCGGCGCAGACCGACAGACATCTCGGCGGTGAAAGTGTTGGCAGTCATTGTCTTGTACACCCGCAAGGCACGCTTCCCTGTCGGATCTATCCAGCTGTCGAACAACGGACGGATGCGCTTGTCTATCTTGACGTGCATTTCAGCGCGGTCGTCTCTTCTTCCTTTTGTTTTCGTCCTGTTATATATTAGTATATCGCCCTTCGGCGGCAGGCAGCCGTGCAGGTCGACGGCGTTCATGCCCATCAGGCCGAAAGACAGCACGAACATGTCGGCAGCTTTTTTGTCAATCTCTTTAGTTAGCATCCAGCGTTTGTCTATGATCGTCTGAATTGTGTCTTTGCTGACGTTCCTGTGCGGTGCCGGCCTTGTTCGTGCCGGATGGAAATATGCGAACGGGTTTCGAATCTTGACGTCTCCTGTTTCCTCGTTATTGTAACGAAGACGTGCCTGTGCATGTATGTGTCCGATGCAGGAAGGGTATGCGCCTGTGCATCTTGCGCCTGCTCCATATTTTGCGACAAGCCAGGACTCGAAGTTCCGCATGAACGAGGACGTGATCTCGGAAATGTCCATGCTGTTCTTCCCTGTAAAAGTCCGCAGTGCAGTCATTGCATTACGATAAAAATAACGCGTGTTCTCGGCAGTCTTGTCGGCAATGATTTCGTCGGCGAAGCGGTAGAAGTCCAACCGGAACACTTCGTCCTGCTCCTTGCCGATGAACTGAACTATCTCGTCGATGGACATCTGCGAGGCTGCGAACGTGTCGATGCGCGAGGCCGCTGCACGCATCTTGGCAATCAGAAGGTCCGTTTTGTCCAGCACGGCGCGGTCGCGTATGTTCCCGGAGCGAGTGAGCTGCGATTCCGTGACGGCGATATTCGTCGAGATGTACTTGACCTTCCTGTTTGCCGTCACCCTTATCCTGATAGTCTGCGTGCCGTCAGCCTTCCGGAAGCCGGAAACGACGGCCTTAAAAGTAATTGACCCCAT